AACGGCAAAGGACTCTTCAAGTATGAACCTCCAAGTGGTTTCCTAGCATTATGTGAGGACAACTTACCAACTCCTGCGATTAAGAATCCTGGTGAGTATTTTAAGACTGTGCTTTATACTGGTAGTAGTTCTGAAAGATCTATCACTGGTATTGGATTTACTCCTGATTTGGTTTGGATTAAAGATAGGGATAGAGGAACATCAACATACTATCATGCTTTATATGATTCAATAAGAGGAAGTAACAGATTATCTTCAAATCTAACTAATGTGGAATCAGACGACTCACTTAACGGTTTGAAGTCATTTGATAATGATGGATTTTCTATTGGAGCAAGAGATCAAATAAACGGTTCTAGCAATTTTGTCGCCTGGTGTTGGAGAGCAGGAGCAGGCACCACATCAACAAACACAGATGGTTCAATTGATTCTGTGGTGAGTGTCAATCAGGATGCTGGGTTTAGTATTGTTTCTTATACTGGAAACGGAACTGTTGGTGCAACTGTCGGTCATGGACTTGGTAAAAAACCAAAATTCTTTATGACTAAAAATAGAGATACTGCAGCACTAGATTGGCCTGTATTCTCCGAAGAATTACTTGGGTCAAATGGGTATATCTATTTAAATAAAACAAATGCGGCGGCAACGATTGCTAATATTTCTGGTCCAACATCATCAGTATTAACTCTTTCTGGATATAATGATAATAATAAATCTGGAGACCGTTTCATCGCCTACTGTTGGGCAGAAATAGAAGGATTCAGTAAGTTCGGAAGTTATGTAGGTAATGGAAGTGCTGATGGTCCTTTTGTGTATTGTGGATTTAAACCGGCATGGGTCATGGTGAAGAATGCTGATGATAGTGGTGGTAGAGATTGGGGTATTCAAGATAGTAGTAGAAGATCAACAAACCCCTGCGATAAACAGTTAAAACCAAATCAATCTGAAGTAGAAAATAGTGGACTTGCAGATAGCACATTCCAAATTGATATGTTATCAAATGGATTTAAGGTAAGAAACAATACTGGTATATGGAATAATAGTGGAGATACTATAATCTTCGCTGCCTTCGCAGAGTCGCCAATTAATTACAGTAACTCCAAGTAAATAAATAACTAAAAAACTCCGATGATTATCACATCAAACACAGTTAATCACGAATATACAATACCTAACCTATCAATCGTCGGAGAAGTTGATGGGTTAGAAAATGTTGCATATCAGGCACAAATCTATCTCCATTCATCAACAACCTTTGACCATACTTATGAGACTACCATTTATGATATGGAGTCACCAGTAGGTATCGCAACCACCGTCACAGAAGAAAAGACAGTCACTGAATTTACTCACTTTAATGTTGAGTTGAATACTGTTGGTATTACCACTGCCTCATTCACTGCCTTTGATGACTTAGAAGAAGAACAAGTGCTTCAATGGTGTCTTGATGCTGATACTGATAGAATACAAGGCATTCAAGATACACAAGAAGCAAAGACCTTAGAAGCAAAGGATAAGATTCTGAATCCAAAGAGACATTATCGTGATACTCCTGTGACTCCTTGGAGAAGAAGAGCAGACGAAGCATCAGCAGGACTTGGTGTCTGATAAATACATAAAAAACCATAAGTTATGGGAAGAACCAGAACATCTGGTAATCTAGTATCAGAGAACATTTTATCAGTAGATATAACAAACGATAGGGTCGGTATTGGAAGTACTATACCAACCGTAAAACTTGATGTTAATGGTGATGCTCGTATCACTGGTATTCTTACTGTTGGTACGGCATCTGTTACAATAAATGGTAATAATAATACAATCGAACTTGGAGCTGGTGTAACTCTAAGTTCATCTGGAAATGCAACTTATACTGGAGTTCTTACTGCTACAACATTTGATGGCAATCTATCAAATTCAGTTTTTACAAACTATGCTGAAACAACATTAGATTTAGGTACTTTATCATCAAGTGGAACAACTGTTGTTGGACTTTCAAGTGCGAATGTTTTCTATGGAACTTTGCCTACATCAGGTACAGTTACATTTAGTTTTTCAACAGGATTAGCTACTGGCGCATCATCATTTACTTTATATCTTAAGAACGGAGCATCAGGCACTCCAACATTAGCATGGCCTGCTGCAGTTAAGTTCCCAGGTGGATCTGCACCAGACAGAACAACAACAGCAGATCAAACAGACATTTGGACATTCAGTACCTATAATAATGGAACTGATTGGTATGGCGATATTGCGATGTATAACCTATAATACATAATATAGAATCACCTACATTATGTCTGAAAAATATAGTATCTTCCACATTAATGGTGGACTGGGGAAGAATATTGCTGCTACTGCAGTTGCCCAATGCATAAAAAATAATCACCCCGATAGAAAACTGATTGTTGTTTGTGCTTGGACAGAGATTTTTATCAACCTCCCATTTGTCCATAGAGTATATCACTTTGATAGACTATCATACTTCTATCAGACCTATGTTGAAGGCAAAGGTTCTCTGATATTCCATAACGAACCTTACCTGACGACGGAGCATGTTAATAAAGAACTACCTCTGATTCAGAGTTGGTGTAAGTTGTATAACCTTCAATACACTGGTGAGACACCTGTGTTGAAGTTTAATGCGACACAAAAACTTTTTGCTGATGAGTATTATAATCCTGATGAAAGACCGTTGATGGTTATTCATACAAATGGTGGTCTGATAAGTGATAATGCAAAGTCTTTTATGTGGGCAAGAGATATGCCTTACAATACGGCACAGGAGATAGTCAATAAGTATAAGGATGATTATTTGATTTATCAATGTACTAAAATGAATTCTCCTAAACTTGAGAATGTTAGGTATATTCAGTGGGATAATACCACAAGATTGAATACGATGCAGTTTTTAAGCATTCTTCTAGTCAGTCAGAAGAGGGTTCTGATTGATAGTTGCCTTCAACACGCTGCTGCTGCCCTTGGTATGCCTTCTACTGTGTTGTGGAATGGTACAAGTCCAAGTGTGTTTGGATATGATACTCATAATAATATAGAGACAACAAAACCACACGACTTCAAACTACCTGATAGTTATTTGTTTGATTTTAGTTTTGATGGGTTTGAGCACGAGTATCCATTTGGTGAGAATGATTTTCTCTTTGATATGAAAAAAGTATATAAGTCTATTGATAGTCTATGAATGTTCTTGGTATTATTGGTGCATTCTATTGGGATGCGAATGAATCTGAGAAGTGGGTTCACGATTCTGGTGCGACCTTATTTTTAGATGGTAAACACATTTGTAGTATCTCAGAAGAGAGACTTACAAAAGTAAAGTATGATGGAAACTATCCTGCTAGATCAATTTCTTACTGTCTAGAAGTAGGAAATGTTCTTCCAAAAGACATTGATTTAGTTTGTGTATCTTCTATTTCTATTGAAGATTTTTATGGGCAACTAAAACACGGAATCATACACAAGAAACTGCAAGATATTTTTATCAACGCAAAGATAGAAATTGTAGGGCATCATAAATGTCATGCCGCTTCTGCCGTGTTTAGCAGTCCTTTTAATCAAGGAACATTCTTAACAATGGATGGTGCTGGATCGGGATATGTAAACTATGAAGAGCAATGGGTAAGTACAGAAGTCTCTTCTATTGGATACTTTGATAAGAGTAAAAATATATTTCGCACTTTTTCATTGTTCGATGGTGGACAATGGCAGACTGCAACAAATCACTATTGGAATGCAGCACACAAGACATATAACCTAAAGACTGATAAAAACATAGACATATTTGATTCCAAACACAGAGAAGCATTCTGTGGTAAGATTATGGGATTGTCTGCCTATGGGTCTTGGGAAAATTACGATTGGAAGAGATATAAAGTATTGAACAAAGATACTGTTCCAACATTGTTATTTGATAATTCTTATGATTATATTTGTTGGGACATATCTGCAGATGATATGGCTGCTATCACTCAAAAGAATACTGAAGAAGGTGTCTTGGAGTTGGTAACCGAGTTGAGAAAAGAATACCTTGATGAATACACTTGCTTTGCTGGTGGACTATTCCTCAACATTCTCACAAATACAAGAATCAAAAACAGTGGTATATTCAAGGACATTTATATTCCACCATTCCCAAGTGATTGTGGATTACACTTTGGTGCTGCTTGTTATGGTCTATTCAAACACAATGAGACCATTACACTCCCTGATAATGTTGCTTTACTTGGTAGGGAATATAGTGAGGAAGAGATATTTGAGGAAGTCAAAGACCTTAAGTATCAGAAGTATGATGACTTCACTCAACTTTGTAGAGACACTTCACAACTATTGTATGATAATAAAATCATTGGGTGGTTCCAAGGTCGGTCAGAGCACGGACCAAGGGCACTTGGGTCTCGCTCTATTCTTATGAATCCAGCAAAGAGAGAGCACAAGGATATTATCAATGAGCGTATCAAGCACAGAGAATATTGGAGACCTTTTGCTGGTATTATTTTGGATGAATATCTGGAAGAATACTTTGAGGACAACATTGAGAATCCTTATATGATTTACTCTCAAACAGTAAGACCCGAAAAGAAACAAGAACTTGATGCAATTATTCACGAAGACGACTCTTGTAGAATACAAACAGTCAACGATAAGATGAATGATAAGGTTTCTTGTTTATTGAGGGAGTATCACTCTGTATCGGGCACTCCTGTCTTATTGAATACTTCATTCAACGACAACGGACAACCGATTGTAGAGACTCCCAGAGATGCCGTTGAGGGATTTATGAATTTAGATATTGATTATCTTGCAATTGGAAATTATTTGATATATAAAGAAGGAGTTAATTAGTTTTGATGAAAACAAAGTATATTGATTACATTGGAATGTATGAGAATGTATATCCTGATGGATTCTGTGAACACATGATTGCGGAATTTGAGAGGTTAATGACTTCTGGTAGTTGTGGAACTAGACAGAATCAAGAGGATTCTCCTAAAACAGAAAAGGAAGATTATAATTACTTCTTTAATTGTGGAAATCATAATCCAGCACCATTTGCTGGTCAAGATTCAATGGGTATTTTTTGGAATGGGTTACAAAGATGTTTTGATGAATATTCTTCTAAGTTTGATATTTTAAAGGATTGCAATCTCCGTTGCACTTCTGTAAAAATGCAGAGGACTGATCCTGGAGCAGGATACCATGTATGGCACGCAGAGCAAGGAAGTGGAGAAAGTGCAAATCGTGGAGTTGTATATGCTTTGTATCTTAATTCTTTAGACCATGATGCTGCTGGAGAAACCGAATATTTGTACCAAAGATTAAGAATACCTCCAAAAGAAAATTGTATGGTTCTTTGGCCAGCGGCATTTACTCATACGCATAGAGGTAATGTTGTGCATGGAGATAGGTCTAAATATATTATAACAGGCTGGTTTTATTACGATTAGTAAATATGGCTTTCGGAGTTTCGGGAAGAGCATTAAAAGCAGCAGCGGTAAGAGGATCAGGTGCACTTAATCCTGACCCAAACTTATCTGGTGGTGGTGCTTGTACCTTTAATTCTCCTGGTAATTTTAGAGTTCCGTCAAGGGTCACAAGAATTACTATAAGAGGTCTTGGTGGAGCAGGAAATCCTGGAAACGAAGGTTCAGGTGGAGATGGAGGTGCTGGAGGGACAGGAAACCCAGGAACGGGAGAGGCATTTGCAGAGAGATTTTGCTGTACTGGAAATCCTGGTGCTACTGGTGCTACCGGATGTACAGGTCAAAAGGGATATACTGGATGTACAGGTCAAAAGGGATATACTGGAAATCAGGGATTATCTGGTGCTCAGGGTTGTACAGGAAATAGTGGTCAAAAGGGATATAAGGGATGTCCTGGCGGCACTGGTGCTCAGGGTTGTCCAGGAAATCCTGGTCAAGGTGGAGGCGGCGGAGGCGGCGGCGGAGCAAATTGGAACCCTGGTAAATCAGCTCCACAAAAAAGAAATGCTTATGGTGGTGCCTCAAATAACTACGCACCCGGTGGTAATGGTGGCTACGCAGGTAACTCTTCAAATAGTGCTCCAAGTGTCAATTCTGGTGGTGCTGGGAACTCTGGACAGTCGGGTAACCAAGGTTATGCTGGCAACCAAGGATATAATGGTTCTCCTAGACCTGCTGGAGCTTCTGGAAATCAAGGGACTAAAGGAACCTGTGGTTCTCCTAGACCTGCTGGAGCTTCTGGTGCTGCAGGGGCTAAAGGGCAAAAAGGTTCTACTGGAAGTGCAGGAAACGCTGGAGCTGATGGAACTGCACCAGCCAACAATAGTGGTGAATCATTAGGAAAAACAGATGGAAATCCTGTTGCTGGTAGTGCTGGTGCAGCAGGATGTTCTGGTACTGCTGGAAATGTTGGAGATATTACTTCTGCCTTTGGTGTTGTATTTCCTGGAGGATTGGGTGGTGCTGCTGGTGTTGGTGCTGGTGGTTGTACTGGATGTATTGGGGCTGGTGGAGTTGGAAATGATGGTACTTTAGGTACTGGTGGAAATGCAAACGCTGGAACAGGTGGTGCTGGCGGAGCTGGTGGCGCTGGTGGTTGTGGTGGAAATGGAGGTGCTGGAGGCGCTGGAGGTGCAGGCGGTGCTGGTGGGCAAGGTGGAAACGGCGGCGCCGGTGGATCTGGTGGTTATGGGGGAAATGGGGGTTGGGGCGGCGCCGGCGGCGCCGGCGGCTACGGCGGGAATTCTGGTCAAGGCGGCGGCGGGGGTCAAGCCTCTTGCGCACCAGGATTCAGACCAAACTTTAGAAGTGGTGGTTATGGTGGAGGTTCTGGTTATGCTGGTGGCGGAGGTGGACAGGGTGGATATAGACCTTGGAACCAATATTATTCTTATGGTGGTGGCGGCGGATACATCCCAATTGCCAAAGGGCGGGGATGTGGTGGAGGACCTGGTGGAGGATATAATGGGACTTCGAACCCACACCCTAAAGCAGGTGCAGGTGGCGGCGGCGGTGCTGGACAATGGGGCGGTAGTGGACAAGGAGGCTCCGGTGGAGGACCTGGAAATTGTGGTGGAACAGGTGGAAATGGAGGCGCTGGAAATCCTGGAGCTTCAGGGTGTCCTGGAGCAGCAGGTTCTAATGGTCAAGCAGGAAACGCTGGAGATGATGGTTCTGCAGGTAATGCTGGTTCAGCAGGTAATGCTGGAGGTAACAATGCAGACCTTGTACAACCAACACCAGGAAATCCAGCTGCTGGATGTGTAGGTGCGGCTGGTGATGCTGGAACACCTGCACCAGGTTGTGTTGGGGGATCTGCTACCACAGACCAATCAATTTCTGTACTTGTAACACCTGGAGAAACATATCCTATTACAGTTGCTTCTGGTGGATTTGTAACCGTTGCATGGTGTAAACAGTAATAAATAAAAAAAGCAATTGATTAATTTTTATGCCTAGGAAGAAATCAACTGAAATGAGAGACAAAATTCATTCCTTTCATGAAGAGAATGAAATGCATAATCTTACGGATAATACTAGATATAGAGCAAGATCCGTTACTGTTGGAAGTGCTTATAATGGAATGATTGAAATAGGTCTGAGAAATGAATTTTATCATTTGTGGACTATTATGCAGCCAGTAGAAGCTGTTGAGCTTATGGAACAAATTGCTGCTGCTTGTGGTATTGAAGTTGCTATGAGACCAAAGCAAAACTTTACCTCATGGAGAGAATGGGACACAACTGAAAAAGTCTTTGTAAAGGGATCAAATCCAGAGCAATTGGAAGGTCATCAGCAATTAAAAATGCTCAATGAAGCAAGAAAGGATATTGATACTGAGCTTCAGATTCAAAGACTTGAATTAGAAAAATTGAAAGAGATTAAAAAGATTAAAGATGATATGAAAAAAATTAAATCTCAAATGGATGATATTGAAGAAGAAAAAACTAAATTAATCGAAGGTGGACAAGATGATGATATTGAGACTGATGTAAATGAACAATGAATTATATGTTTGGGTTGATAAAAGTAAAAATTTAATTATTACTTTACCCGATCTTCTTCCAATCAATTGGAAGAATTATAATGGATTAGATTTATTAGATGATGAAAAATTAAATGAATTAGGATGGTATGATATTAATAACGAAAAGTTATTAGATTACGATTATACTGACGAATGGTTGTCTTTATTTAAGAGACAACTTTTTGATGAAGTATCTGATCAGAGATGGAAAGCACAAACAAGAACTGTGCTTTATAGAAACAATATCTACGATTTAGATCAAGGAAGTGTTAATGCACTCTATCAGAAAAGGATGATTGTTCAGAATGATCCTTCTGTTACTTTCTATTGGAAAACTAGAGGTAATATGATAGAATTAACAGCATCTGACTTAATTGATTTAACCACATCTATCGATACTTATATTCAAGAATGCTTTAATCAAGAAAAGAATTTTATTGATAATGTATCTTCACTCAATACACTAAAAGATTTATTACAAGTTAATTTAAATATTAATTGGCCATCTACTACATTAAAATAAAATGATTTCTGATTATTTGAGATCTTATAATAGCCTTGATGATATTCCATCTAGAAAACCAAATTTTACAGAAGATAGTCCAGAGCAATACTGGTATTTGAAATCTCATGAATATTATCCATATGCATGGCACGATGGTATTTTTAATGAGGAGGAAATTGATTCAATTGCTCAGGTTGGTAAATCTCTAGAGATTGAAAGGGGAAATGGTGAAGATCCAAATGTAATGGAATATAGAAGATCACATGTTTCATGGATACCTGCTAATCAAGCCAATAGTTGGTTGTATCAAAGAATGTCTTTTTATGTTAATGATATGAATCAAAGATTCTTTCAGTTTGATTTAGATAGAATTGAAAGAATGCAATTTACTCATTATGAATCTAAAGAAAATGGTACTTATGATAAACATATAGATCCAATAACATGGAGTCTTCCACATAATAGAAAGTTGAGCGTGGTTGTTCAACTGACGGATCCAAAAGAATATGAAGGTGGTGAGTTGATTCTTTATAATGGAAGAGATGGAATTCGTATTGAAAAGAAAAAAGGATTAGCTATATTTTTTCCTTCCTATACTTTACATGAATGTACTCCAGTCACCAAAGGAGAAAGATCATCTTTAGTTGCTTGGATTCATGGTCCACCATTTAAGTGATTATTATGACTTTTATAGAAAACGGATATCAAATAGTTAGAAATTTTATTGATAAAGATTTTTGTCTCTTTATTCAAGATTATTTTTATTTGAGAATTAAAGCAGGTCATGCCGATATAAATGATAAGCAAGCTTCCTTTGCATATTCATTTTATTCAGATCCTCTGATTGAAACAATATTAGAAGGTTCTTGTGAAGCATTGAGTGAGATATCGGGATTTAAATTACTACCAACATACACTTATACTAGACTTTATGGTACAGGTGATGAATTAGTAAAACATAGAGACAGAGAGTCTTGTGAAATATCAGCAACTCTTTCTCTTGGAATTCCTGATGGAGAAGAAGTAAATCCAATTTATTTTAGTAGAAATGAAGATGGAAGTGATGCGAAAAAAATTATATTGAATCCTGGAGACCTTTGTTTGTACAGAGGTTGTGAATTGTATCATTGGAGACCACCATTTACACAGAAGTGGTATCTTCAAGCATTTCTCCATTATGTAGATTCTAATGGTCCATATAAGGATAATATTTACGATAATAGACCCTATCTTGGAGTTGTGAGATGAATATATTTTCTGAATTTATATTTCCGAAACAGATTGTTGTTTGTTATGATGATGAATATCCAACTTACAAAAATTGTTTAATAGATTTTTGTTATGATAAATTTGATAAAGATCCAGAAGGGGCATACTTTTCAAATGTAAAAGGATGGCAGTCTCATCCACAGTTTGGTGGTAATTTTTATGACTTTGATTTTTTTTCTAATAGATTAAAGTACATGATAGACAGATGTGTCTATGAGCAACTAGAAATAGAAAAAAAATATAAAGCAAAGTTGGACAGATGGTGGATTAATATTTCTAAGAAAGGTTCTTATAATACTCGACATACACATCCATTCTGCCACTATAGTGGAATTTTTTATGTAAAATCAGAATATCCTTGTGGTGCAGTAAATTTTAGACAAAATAGTATTAACGATGTCTTAGATAATTACTTTAGATCTGAAAATATTGTTCAAAGATATTTGATGAATGAATGTTTATCATATCAACCGGAGGAGGGAAAAATGTTATTATTCCCATCAAATGTGGCTCATGATGTCTCAATAAATAACTTTGATACAGACAGAATTTCAATATCATTTGATTTGTTATTTGTTCCAAACTGACTTATATGTATGAATTTTCCTGCGCTATGTATTGATAATTTTTATAATAATCCGGATGAAGTTAGAGACTTTGCTTTATCTCTGGAGTTTAAAAAACAACCTGGAAACTATCCTGGAGAGAGAAGTAATTGTCTCCATGAAGTTAATCGAGAATTTTTTAATGTTTTTTGTGAAAAGTTATTTTCAATCTTTTACAATTATAATTCAGATTATATTGAATGGAATATTGATACATGCTTTCAAAAAATATATCCATATTCAGAAGATAGAAACAGTCCATTGAATAGTGGATGGTATCACAAAGATTCTGATAGTATTGCTGCTGGTGTTATATACTTAAATCCAAATTCAAATCTTGATGCAGGAACAACAATAGGAAAAGTTGAAAATTCTGAGATTGATTATGATGACTATTCGTATAGGAATAGATTGTATGCTGGAGAAGATATCAACAAACTTGAATATCAGAGAAAGATTTTAAATCATAACTCAAAGTTTAATAAGACATTGGAATTTAAGAATGTCTATAATAGATTGATATTGTATGATACGGCATATTGGCATAAGGAAACTAACTTTCTTGCTAATGATTATGAGCCTAGATTGACCCAAATATTTTTTATTGATAGATTAGAAGCATCAAGTGGTACTCCTATTAATAGAGTAAAAAATTCTTGTATTTAAATTATGACTTTAACTGCACTATTTCCAATAATCATGTATGATACTATTTTGGATGTTCCAGAGGATGTCCAAAAAACTATGATTGGATATTTTGAGGATTTTTATGCTAGGGTGAAAGATAAAGCCAAACCACCAAACATTACTGGAGATTATTGGGGTGAATCTTATATATCAAATTATCCAGAATTCTCTTGGTTGAATGAGCAACTATCCTTACATATTAAAAAATATCTAGAAGGTATTAAAGTAGATCATAGCGAATTATCAATATTTGTACAAAAATCTTGGCCTGTTATTTGCTCATCGGGTGGTGGTGAAGTATGGAGACATTTTCATAAAAATTCCTGCATCAGTGCCGTATTCTATCTTCAGGTAGATGACACTAATGATAGTGGTAGTTTAATTTTTTATCCACCATCAAATTACACTCATTTATCAATACCAGTATCGTATAATGTAGAAGATTTTTATTATTCAAAACAAAAACCATTCAACCATAAACTTATTATTTTTCCATCATCATTGGAACATGAGGTTAAACAATATACTGGTAATGTAAATCGATATTCTATTTCTTTTGATATTACAATAGTTACAAATAATCTACATCATAACGAAAATCATATTACTAATCCCGGTCTTTGGACCCTGATATAACTACGCTTTTTTTACTTTACATCCTTGATTAAAAATTGGAATTGGTTGAGGAGTCAATGCACTTAATAGTGAACTGTGTGTATTGATTCCTGCTTTATTTTCAAGGTTGCAAGCAATTCCTTTTTTTATTTTTACTTTTTCATACTCTTCATAATTTTCTAATTCTAATAAAATTCCCGTACTGTTGTTAAAATATCTTATTTGTTTTTTAAATTGTATTGTTGTAATTGCACTTGATGGAGAACAAAACGCTAGTAATGATAATATAATTAAAAAATATCTCATTTTTTTATGAATAGTTAAATTTAACATAATCCTCCTCATAATATTTTTTAATATGCTTCTTCACAATAGGATCAAAATTATCAGAATATTTTATATTTTTATTTATGTAATGGTGTTCATCATTATCCAATAGATAATCAATATTGTAATTATTTAAATGTAAATGATAGTTTGAATTAATCCATTCTACAAAGTTTTCATTTATACCATCTTCCATTTTATAAATTTTTGTTTTATCAGAAATAAAACTACATTGTGGTTCAAATGAATTGCATTTATACAATATACCATCTCTTTCATTGTCTATAAACTTAAACAACCAATTTTCATCTTTTGTTACTTCATATATTTCATCAGGATATTTTCTTCCAGAAATAATCAAATTCATAATTGATATAAATTTTTCGTATGGATCTCTGACTACAGTAAAATGATTATCACATTCTTCAACACCTTCCAGAATATTGTATAGTGGATACTCTAAATGTGGTATTTCTTTTCCTCTATACAACTTACTATAATCCCAGTGAAAACAATCAAAACTATTTTCTATAAAGAGATTTCTAATATATCTTCCCGATGTTCTTGGTATGTGTATATGAAATATTTCAATACTATCATTGCAATATAGCATTAGTGTATAAATTACAATATAATATATTTATTTTACATATGAAAACTTTTTTGATTAATTTGAAGAGAAGAAAAGATAGACTTAAAAAATTCAATGAAACAAATCAAATTAAGTATGAAGTTTTTGAGGCAACTGATGGAGCAGAGATTGATTATAAATCACTAAAAGAAAAATGGTTTGATACTGATAAAGATTGGATAGATCCCCTCCTTAATACACACCTAACTCAAGGAGAAATTGGTTGCTTCTTATCACACTATCGTCTTTGGATTAAGTGTCTTGAGATAAATGAACCAATACTCATTCTTGAAGATGATGCTATTATTAGTGATAGATTTTCTTTAACTGAGATAGAAGAAGTATTTAAGAAAGAATACAACTTACTGTATCTTGGTTGGAAGGAGATGGAAGAATCTAAACCAATTGATGAAAAATTTGTGATACCATCGTATCCATATTGGGGTCTTGCTTATGCGATTACACCAGAGGCAGCAAGTATTCTTGTAAACAAAGAAATAAGGAATAGTATTATTCCAGTAGATGAGTATCTACCAAGAATGATGAAAGACCTTCGTCCTTGTGCTTATAAGGATAATGTTGTTACTCCATATGATAGGTCTGAAGGAGGTACTGATATTCATCCAACTGATAGATATAAATTTTTTCTAGATTTTACAACACATGCGATAACAGTCGGTAGTGATGATGAGAAGTGTGAGAAGCTTCATCATTCAGCATCTAAGCATGGATTTAAATTCACAAACATTGGTAAAGATGTTGTGTGGAATGGTAGTGATATGACTGGTCCTGGCGGAGGGCAAAAGATTAATATATTGCGAGAGTATATCAAAGACTTACCAGATCACGATGTAGTATTATTTTGTGATGGGTATGATGTGTTTGTATCAAATGAACTTGAAGAAATTATTAGAAGATACTTAGAATTTAAATGCAAAGTATTATTTGCTGCTGAAAAGAATTGTTGGCCAAATGATTCATTAAGTTCTTTCTTTCCTGAAACAGATACTCCATATCGTTATTTAAATAGTGGATTGTTTATTGGTAGAGTTGATGAGATAAAGAAAATAATATCCAATGAAATTGAAGATTGTGGTGACGACCAACTCTATTATCAATTAGCATTCTTAAGTCAAGCATTTGATATTAAACTGGATTATGAATCTTATATTTTTCAGTGTAGTGATGAAAATGTAATGATACAAAAAGGTCAGCTGTATAATCCAATTACACTGTGCTATACTTGCCTTTACCATGGTAATGGTGGAGAGAGGGACAAAAAACACTTCGTTGACTTATACCACACATTAGAATATAATATTATAAATTATCATAAAGATTACTAATTTTATGAATTTTGCAGTTTATTCAAAGGACAACTGTCCCTATTGCTTTAAAGTCAAACAAGTATTAGAGTTGACCAATAGCAATTTTGTGGTGTATAATCTTGGTGAGGACTTTACCAAGGAAGAATTCTATGCCGAATTTGGAGAGGGTTCTACATTCCCACAGGTCATTTGTGATGAGAAAAAATTAGGAGGGTCAGTTGACACAATCAAATTCCTCAAAGAACAACAAGTCATCAAGTCCTAACATAAATAAAACACAAGACCACATAAACCGTGGCGTTGAATTCATTCTTAATGGAGGTAGAAGAAAGCAAACTCAACCGTTCCACATCATCTTTGAGAAGATGGTTTGCTTTCTGAATCGGGAAGTCACCATCTATTTTGAGTTTTCCTTCAAGTCAAGGAAGAGAAAAGTAGTTTCCCGAGGCAAAAGAAATGTTAGCAATTAGTTTAGTTTTTGGTTCTATCTTGACCATATTATTTCTTATTGTGGGACTTATAGGTGGTTGGGTAGCAAGAGAATATATGATGAACTATCGGGAGATTCCAAGACCTCACCCCGAAATGTTTGATGGACAAGGGAATCTTATCCCAGATGAGGTGATCGCATTTAACTTTGATAACTATTATGACTACGAAAGCAACGACGAAGACGACGACGAGTAAACCAAAAACTCCAAAGGCAAAAGCACCAGCAGTAATTCCAGATCTTCCTAGGAATCCTTTTGCCTTTGAAGTTCTGGATATTGTTTCTAAGCAAAGAACAAAAGCGAAGAAAATCGAAGCACTGAAGAAGTTTGAAGAAGTTTCCCTCAAAATGATTTTGCTGTGGAACTTTGACGAAAGCGTCATTAGTATGCTTCCTCCTGGAGATGTTCCTTATTCTCAGTATGATGAGCAGACCACTAGTAGTGGTACTTTCTCTACCAAACTGACTCAAGACATTCGTAATATGCACGAGACAGGTTCATTCTCTCTTGGAATCAGTGACCAACAAGGCAGAACCACCATTCGCCGTGAGTGTAAGAACTTTTATCACTTCGTAAAAGGTGGTAATGATGGTATGAATGGTATTCGTAGAGAGAGTATGTTTATCAACCTTCTTCAAGGTCTTCATCCACTTGAAGCAGAAATTATCTGTCTTGTAAAGGATAAGAAACTTGGAGAAAAGTATAAGTTGACGAAAGAAATTGTCGCTGAGGCTTATCCAGACATTAAGTGGGGAGGTCGCTCCTGATGGGGAAGGGTATTAATATCATTCATGTAAACTGTGACCCTTCTGCCGCACAAGATTCTTCTCTACCAAGAGATTCGTATCTTGTAACTTATGGCGACAACGATGAGCAAAAACATGATATCGTTCAAGGTCTTCAGTCTGATATCTTTGATCAGTATTGGGACAAGTATCGTGATTTTAGAGGAATGAAATGGACTGATGGGAAAGCCAACCCAAAGATGTGGGGATACCAAGCACCCGAAAAGAAAAAGAAAAAGTAATCTCCCAGGTAAAATTTTGTATCACATTTTACAAAACTTACTTGATAAATACTTGCATCAGGGGTATAATACCCTTACGTTCATCCTATGATTTTACCTCTTTTCCTAGCACTGTCCCAACCAGAACCAAAGATGCTTCTCACTTGTGAGCAGTTTGAATGGTTATCTGAAAGGACAATGAGAACCGAATCTCTTTCCGTATGGAAGAAGATTGAGTTCATTGCTAGATATGCAGACGGGACTGAT